CTGACAAGGGCCGCAAAGCTAGTTTCTGCGCCCGTATGGGTGGTGTAGTTGCTAAGTCTAAGAACGCAGACCGCGCTAAAGCATCAATGAAGAGGTGGAACTGTGGCAAGTAAGCCTGGGCTATACGCCAACATACACGCCAAAAAAGCACGCATCGCAGCCGGATCGGGCGAGAAGATGCGTAAAGTTGGGTCTAAGGGCGCACCAACAGCCAAGGCGTTCAAGCAATCCGCTAAGACGAGGAAGAAATAATGCCGTTAGTTAAGTCATCATCCAAGAACGCCATGCGTAAGAACATCAAGGCTGAAATGAAGGCTGGCAAACCACAGAAACAGGCGGTTGCAATCGCGTATTCAGTAAAGCGTGCGGCCTCTAAGAAGGGTATGAAATCCAGTGGCTGCAAGTGATGTAGTAGGCGCAGGCGAAGTATCTGACAACCCAGACGGCGACCGTCTGGCAACGATGCGTCACCGCTTTACGGTGGCGAGCGCAGCCTATTCAGATAGTAGAGAAGATGAGCTGGACGACTTGCGATTTATGGCAGGGTCGCCAGATAATGCTTGGCAATGGCCCGCTGACGTGTTGGCGACCAGAGGCGCGGTGCAGGGTCAGACGATCAACGCACGTCCCTGCCTGACGATTAACAAGCTGCCACAGCATGTCAGGTTAGTAACTAATGAACAGCGACAAAACAGACCCTCCGGCAAGGTTATCCCAGCGGACGATAAAGCCGACGTTGCGGTCGCAGAAGTCTTTCAAGGTATCGTTAGACACATCGAATACCTTTCCGACGCGGACGTTGCATATGATACAGCCTGCGACAATCAAGTTACCTACGGCGAAGGTTATATCCGAATCCTTACGGAATATTGCCGCGAAGACTCGTTCGACCAAGACCTGAAGATCGGTCGCGTCCGCAACAGTTTCAGCGTTTATATGGATCCAATGATCCACGATCCCTGCGGATCCGACGCGGAATGGTGCTTCATCACCGAAGACATACCCAAAGAAGAGTATGAGCGCCTCTACCCTGACGCTCTGCCGATTTCTGTAATGATGTCACAAGGCGTTGGCGATCAGTCTCTTAGCATGTGGATGAGCCAGGAAACCGTCCGTATTGCTGAGTATTTTTACATCGACCATCAGAAGAAAACGCTGAATCTTTACCCTGACAACATCACAGCGTTTAACGGATCGCCGCAGGACAAGCAGCTCAAGGCTATGTTCGGCAAGCCACTGAAGTCGCGCACTAGCGAGCACCGTCAGGTCAAGTGGCTGAAGACAAACGGATTTGAAGTCTTAGAGGAACGCGACTGGGCTGGTAATTACATACCGGTCATCCGCGTGGTGGGCAACGAGTTTGAAGTAGACGGTCAGCTCTACATCAGCGGGCTAGTGCGTAACGCGAAAGACGCGCAGCGCATGTATAACTATTGGGTCAGCCAAGAAGCAGAGATGCTGGCGCTGGCTCCGAAAGCGCCATTTATCGGATATGGAGGTCAGTTTGAAGGATACGAAACAAACTGGAAAACCGCCAATACGAACAACTGGCCTTACCTCGAAGTCAACCCCGATGTCACCGATGGTGCAGGGTCTCCTCTGCCATTACCTGAACGCGCGCAGCCACCTATGGCGCAAACCGGCCTTATCCAAGCCAAAGTGGGCGCTGGGGAAGATATTAAGGCCACCACGGGTCAATACGACAGCTCCATTGGTGCGACCAGTAACGAGAGGACGGGTCGTGCGATTCTGGCTCGGCAAAACCAAGGCGATACATCCACATATCACTACGTGGACAATCTCGCGCGAGCGGTTCGATATACGACAAGACAGCTAGTCGATCTGATCCCTAAGATCTATGACACGGAGCGCGTGGCGCGTATCGTCGGGTTAGACGGCGAAGTGGATATGGTAAAGATCAATCCAAATCAGCCGGAACCAGTGCGCGTTATCAAAGATCCGATCACAGGTCTGGATATTGATAAGATCTACAACCCGTCCATTGGTATTTATGATGTGGTTGTTACCACTGGCCCAAGCTACGCGACCAAGCGCCAAGAGGCGATGGAAGCGATGCAGATGATCTTGCAGACAAACCCGCAGCTCTGGGCTGTGGCAGGCGACTTGTTCATTAAGAACATGGACTGGCCTGGGGCGCAGGAGATGGCGGCTCGGTTCGCCAAAACGCTCGATCCGAAGGTTCTGGATAACACAGATGAGTCGCCAGAAGCGCAGATGATGCGTATGCAAATGAACGACATGGCGAACCAGATGGAACAGACTGCGGCGCTCGTGCAACAGTTGCAGCAAAGCTATGATATGCAGAAGCTGGCGATTGATGAACAGAACACGCAGATCAAGGCGTATGATGCGGAAACGAAGCGCATACAGGCGACAGCGGCCAATATGACACCTGAACAAATACAGGATATTGTCATGGGAACGGTAGCGGCAGCGCTCGATACGGGTGACATTGTGCCTAGATCGACGCCTATGCAACCTCAATTACCAGGATTAGAATAATGAGCTGCGCGGATCTAATCGGACACCTGTTTTTAGCCCGCGATGTGACGCATAGCGTGCATCTGAACACGCGATCATATGCAAAACATAAGGCTCTGGGTAAGTTTTATGAGAATATCATCGGTTTAGCCGACGATTTAGCCGAAGCCTACCAAGGCAGACACGGCCTAATCGGGCCGATTACGCTCCATTCAGCCAAGAAAACCAACAATGTTATTGAGTTTCTTGAAGATTCGCTGAAAGACGTTGAAGAAATGCGGTATAAAGTCTGTGATAAGGACGAAACGGCGATTCAGAACATTATCGACGAGATAGTTGGTCTTTATCTCAAAACTCTGTATAAATTGAAATTCCTAGCGTGAGGAAATCATGGCATATGCTCTAAATCTTACGGCCACTTCGCAAGTTAAAATAGGGCTTGCCAAGGTTAAAGGCGTTTTCGTCTCCAGCGGCACGACACCGACCATCGCAATCTACGACTCGGCTACGGCTTCGACCTCAGATCCTGTTGTTGTATCCACTTTTACGAGCGCAGTTCCAAACAATTATTTGTTTGCGCCTGAAGGTGTCACGTTAAGCAAGGGTCTTTATGTTGTCTTAGGCGGCACAAATCCGAATGTGACGATCTTCTACGAGTGACCTAAATGGCCTTTATTTATAATCTTACTGACACATGGAATGATGCTGCAACTACATGGAACGGCATAAAACTAGCCGTTACCAACACAGGTTCGTCCGCGTCGTCTAATCTGCTGAATTTGACCGTTACAGGGGCCTCAACGGCCTCTTTTGTCGTTGATAAGAGCGGTAATTTAGCCCTAAACGGCACTGTCAATAAGATTACGTTTACAGCTCCGGCCACCGGCGCGACGCTGACGCTGGCGGACAACTCAACATTCATCACTTCTGGGGCGTATTCTAGCACCTTCACCTTCTCCGGCACGACCACGCTGACGTTCCCAACGAGCGGCACGGTCACGGCGCTCGGTAATACGACAACAGGCTCTGGCGCTATTGTATTGGCGACAAGCCCATCGCTTACATCGCCTGCGCTTGGTATTCCATCAGCGGTTACGCTGACAAATGCGACTGGTCTGCCGATTTCAACGGGTCTGACCGGCACAGGAACAGGAGTTCTTACCGCGCTTGCGGTAAATGTCGGCTCTGCGGGCGCGTTTGTTACGTTTAATGGCGCTCTTGGCACACCTAGCAGCGGTGATTTGACGAATTGCACGGGGATTAGCCCAAGCAACATCAGCGGACTTGGCACAGGCGTAGCCACATGGCTTGCAACGCCATCTAGCGCCAATTTAGCGGCTGCGGTCACTGATGAGACTGGTAGCGGATCGTTAGTCTTTGCAACCAGCCCAACACTTGTCACTCCTGCACTTGGGACGCCATCCTCGGCGACACTGACAAATGCGACGGGATTACCTATTAGCACAGGCGTTAGCGGCCTTGGGACAGGTGTTGCGACGTTCTTGGCGACGCCATCAAGCGCGAATCTCGCATCGGCTGTCACTGATGAAACGGGATCTGGGCCTCTAGTATTTGCGACCAGCCCGACCTTCACGTCTCAAGTTACGTTTGGCACGGCCAGTTCAACACGCGGCACGCTCGTATTAGCCAACACAAGCGCTAACACTGTCACGCTGCAATCGTCTAATTCTACGGCTGCAAACTATACGCTGACCTTCCCAGCGGCTGCACCTGTCAACGGCTACTACCTTCAGACTGACACGAACGGCGTCCTGTCATGGGCGGCAGGCGGTGGCGGTGGTGGTGGCTCACCTGGCGGCTCTAATACGCAAGTTCAGTTCAATAATGCTGGCGCATTTGGTGGTGACGCGGCCTTTACCTTCGTAAATGGCACCGGCACAGCTACTATGTCGCTTGGTGTCGCCTCTACGACATCGGCTGCGCTGAAGCTGTATAATTCTTCAAGCGCTAACGCTGTTACGATTGCTTCGGGTAATAACAGCGTTGCTTGGACTTTTACTTTACCAACATCCGCAGGCACGAACAATTACGCTCTGTTAACTGATGGTTCTGGCAACACATCATGGGGCGCAGTTGCTACTGGCACAATTAATACCGGCACAATTGGTCAGATTACATATTACTCTGGCGCTAACACGCTATCTGGCACAACGACTGGCACAGGCGTCCTCACCGCTCTTGGCAATAACACAAACGTCGCTGGCGGCGTTCTTGTCCCTGCGGCAGCTCTTACGGCGAGCGCTATTGTTCTTGGCGGCGGTTCTGGAACTGGCCCAGCTACCACAACGACCGGCACAGGCGTCGTTACAGCTATTGGTAATGCGGTCAATACGGCAGGCGGTTTATTAGCCCCTGCGGCAGCTCTTACAGCTAATGCTCTTGTTGTTGGCGGCGGTTCTGGAACTGGCCCCTCAACGGTTACAACAGGCACAGGCGTTGTCACGGCTCTTGGAGTCAACACGGGCACGGCGGGCGCATTTGTTGTCAACGGCGGCGCGTTAGGCACACCTAGCAGTGGCACGCTCTCAAGCTGCACAGGGCTACCCCTTACAACTGGCGTTACTGGCGTTCTTCCGGTTGCTAACGGTGGCACCAACGCTTCTTCGGCTGGTATTACTGCTTTCAATAATATCACAGGCTACACAGCGGCCGGGGCGACAGGAACAACAAGCACCAATCTTGTGTTCTCAACCAGCCCGACGCTTGTCACACCTGTTCTTGGCGCAGCGACAGCCACAAGCGTAAATAAAGTCGCAATTACAGCGCCAGCCACAAGCGCTACATTGACTATTGCGGATGGCAAAACATTAACCGCGAGTAACTCAATAACGATTGCTGGAACTGACGGAAAAACAGCCTCGTTTAGCAACTCGATTACGTTTGCGGGTACCGATTCTACGACAATGACGTTTCCTGCAACGTCATCAAGTATTGGCTATCTCAACATCCCGCAGAACAGCCAGACATCAGCCTATGTCGCGGTTGTTGGCGATGTCGGCAAGCATATCAGCATCACAACTGGCGGCGTGACGGTTAACGCTTCTGTGTTTAGTGCGGGGGATGTGTTCACGATCTATAACAATTCAGGCTCTAGCCAAAATATTACGGCGGGAACTAACGTGACATTCCGTCTTGCGGGAACCGCAACAAGTGGAACTCCTAGGACATTAGCACAATATGGTTTAGCGACCGTTCTTTGCGTTACTGGCGGCGCAACACCAACATTCGTTGTTTCTGGTGCCGGAGTAGCCTAATGTCTGGCATATATGCAATGCTATTTGCTGGAAAAGGTCGTTTAACGATAGATTATCTTGTTGTGGCAGGCGGAGCAGGCGGTGGCGGCGGCGGCGGCGGCGGCGCAGGTGCATATAGAGAATTTACCAATCAAACATTAATTGCTGGCACTGCATACACAATAACAGTTGGCGGCAGTGGTGGAGGCGGCGCTGGGGGCTCTAAAGGAACTAATGGATCTGACTCCATATTTTCTAGCACTACGTCAACAGGCGGTGGTGGCGGCGGCGGGTTTAGCGCTACAAATTTGAATGGTGCTGATGGCGGTTCGGGCGGCGGCGGCGGCGCAAGTAATGCGTCACCTTTTACAGGTGGCACAGGTGGCACAGGAACTACCGGAGGCAATACTGGTGGTAATGGCGTAACAGGTGCAACAGGTTTTGGCGGCGGCGGCGGTGCAAGCGCCACTGGCGCTACTGCTACAGCGGGCGTTGGCGGAAATGGTGGGGCCGGGTCTACTTCTACAATAAATAGTATCGTTTATGCGGCAGGCGGAGGCGGAGGAGGCCAATCAACAGCAGGGACAGGCGGGTCTAGCATTGGCGGCAATGGCTCACTTAATGGCGGCGCATCGGGGAACGGAACGGCTAATCGTGGTGCAGGTGGTGGTGGTGGCTACAACACTACTGGCGGATCCGGCGGATCCGGCGTTATTATTATTAAGGCACCAAGCATCTATACTGCAACTTTTTCTGGCGGCGTCACGCAAACATCTTCAACATCGAGCGGCAATACAACATATACAATAACTGCGGCGGGCGTTTCAGATACAGTTACATTTAGTTAGGATTATAATATGGCTCACTATGCCTATCTCGATAAAAATAATATTGTAATAAATGTTATTGTAGGTAAAGATGAAAATGACGCCTCTAATAATTGGGAAGTATATTATGGGGCTAAACGCACGTCATATAACACACGCGGCGGCGTCTATTATATTCCTAACACAAATATGCCAGATCCCGATCAGACAAAATCATTCAGAAAGAATTACGCTGGGATCGGCTATTCGTATGATAAAAATTTAGACGCATTTATTCCGCCAAAACCTTATTTATCTTGGCTGCTTGACACACAAACTTGTCTATGGCAAGCGCCAGTTCCATATCCTGATGATGGTAAATTCTACGTTTGGAATGAGCAGACTCAATTTTGGGAACTTGTAAGTGAAAATTGAATTAACGCCGCAAGAATGGGCATATATATTAAACGTATTGGGGCAACGTCCTTTTGTCGAAGTAACTGAACTTATAGCTAAAATTCAAAAGCAAGCTGTTGACGATCAGCCATCAGCGGAGTAATAATACCCGTTACCGACTAGCCGGATAGCTAGGTTAGAAAGGAAGTTGCCTTGAGCGACGAAGAACAGGCTGTAGCGGAGATCAGCCCCGCGCCGGAACAGGAAGCTACGGCAGCACCTGAATCTGTTGAGACGACGCCGGAGGAACAACAGTCTACAAAATCGTTCTCTCAAGAAGAGTTGGACGCTATTGTAGGCAAACGCCTCGCAAGAGAACAGCGCAAATGGGAAAGAGATCAAGCCCAACGGCTTGCGGAGCAACAGGCTAGACAGCCCGTCGCACCTCCACCCGCGCCAGATGATTTTGAGAACGCTCAAGCCTATGCGGAAGCATTAGCGGAGCAAAAAGCTCAAGAACTTCTGGCACGACGAGAGGCCGCAAGACAACAGGCAGCTCTGCTTGACTCATATAAGGATCGTGAAGAGGAAGCGCGGGACAGATACGATGACTTTGAACAAGTCGCGTATAACCCGAACCTCCCCGTAACGGACTATATGGCTCAAGCCATCCAGGCTTCAGACATTGGCCCCGAAGTGATCTATCACCTCGGATCCAATCCGAAAGAGGCCCAGCGGATCGCTAATTTGCCGCCAATTTTGCAGGCAAAGGAGATCGGTAGGATCGAGGCCAAACTGGTCGCGGAACCGCCGACAAAACGCACTTCAACTGCGCCAGCTCCTCTTGCTCCTGTTACGGCTACTCGGTCAAGCTCCGGCCCTAGATATGATACGACTGATCCTAGATCGTTAAAGTCGATGTCAACGTCAGAATGGATTGAAGCCGAACGGTTGCGACAGATCAAGAAGTGGGAAGCGCAAAACCGTAGGTAATTAAATCATGTCTAACTCGATTTTAACAATCGACATGATTACTCGCAAGGCTCTTGAGATCCTTGAGAATAGTCTTGTCCTCACGCGCACCGTAAACCGTCAGTATGACGACTCTTTCGCTGTAGAAGGCGCTAAGATCGGCTCGACCCTCCGCATTCGTCTTCCTGACCGCGCTTTGGTCACGGACGGCGCTGCCCTTCAGGTTCAGGACGACAACGAGCAATACACCACGCTCACTGTCTCCAGCCAGAAGCACATCGGCGTTAACTTCACGACCGCCGAACTAACGATGCAGTTGGACGACTTCGCTGAACGTGTTCTGAAGCCTCGTATTTCGCAGCTCGCGTCTTCTATCGACGCCGACGTTGCAAACAGCTTCAAATACATCGGCAACTCGGTCGGCACCCCAGGCACCACGCCTGCTACGTCGCTCGTCCTGTTGCAGGCCCAGCAAAAGCTTAACGAGAACGCTGCGGTCATGCAGCCTCGCT